AGAGAACAGGAATACCATCCAATAATCAAACTCAGTGACATCCCAATCGGTAAATTCCTTTATATCTACTATTAATAACATACCTGCAATCAAACCCAACATACACCAATAATTAAATACGAATATCATTTGTTTTTTTCTATCATACTATATTTTCCTTTCTTGACAATCTTAATAATATTATCACTTCCATCTATCAGATCTTCAGAATGTGTAGATACAATCATCTGCAATCCCAGTTTATCGCATAATGATTTTAGAAATAGGGAAAATGCAGGACGTAGATCTTCACTCACGAACTTACCGGGTTCATCTAAAATAAAGACAGGTGAACTTCTACCATGTCCTGCAAGTGACCACAAGGAAACCCTTAGTGTAGTTGATATTAAATCATTTATTGTCCCACCACTATCCTTATTAGGTTCAGCTTTAAATCCATCTTTTTCCACATACATCAAACATTGTGTTCTATTATTCTTTATATCCCATTCAATTTTAAATTGATATGGATCAGACATAACATATTCAAGTGCAGCAGTTACAAGATTCTCAATTTTAAATGAGAGGTTCTGTTGCGTCTGTTTTCCAACTAGGGTTAGAATATCGGAAGATAGTTCTGCGTCAATAAAATCCTGTGAAAGTTGTTTATTGTTGATAACTTCTGCATCTAATAGTTTCTGGACAGAACTTAATTGTCCCTGATAATTATGTAATTTCTGTTTATAAAATTCTGCTGTCATTTTTATACCTCATCAGGTAACGTATCTATTGCTTTCAATAAGAAGATAATGGCATCTACTATAGTACCCCTAAAATCTTCTTCACTAAATACCAGTGAATCCTTAACTAACATAATATAATTTGCCATTATTTCTTTGTGAGAAGGTGATTTTGTTTCTTGGCTAGTTAGCTTTAATTCTTCTAAATACCCACATTCATCACATTCTAAAAATCTACCCTCTACTCGTAATTCCTGTATATTACATTCTGGACATATTCTGACTAAATTACTAATGTCTGTAAATTCAGTTTCTGCATTTAGTCTTCCTATAATAGCCATAGATGTGTGATCTCTAATGATCCCATTTTCCTGAACAACTACCATAGTAGTTTTTGTCTTTATAAATGCTCCATTCATAATTTCCTCCTAAATTCCTTACTTTTCTTATCAGCCATTTTTAACATTTGATTATTCCTTGAAAGATGTTCTGTTATAATTTCGATCTCATTTTCTCTAAAATAATTCAAAACAAATTTTAAAACAGGATGCTTCTTTAATAAATTTTTATTTATTTTTTTATCTCTATGAAGCATAGATACACTAATAATAGAATCACAATATACTTTAAAACTTGTAATATTGTATTTCTCATATAATGCTTTTAATGCACAGTATACTCCCATTATCTCTGCTGTATTGTTATTGCTTGCTTCAAACACTTCAGAAGATTCTACTATTCTTCTATTTTTCTCAGGAGAATGATAGACATATCCTGCTTGACATTTTTTATCTGATTGAAAAGAAGAATCCACCCAAACTTTTAGAGATCCCATTTATAAGCTTCGTCTAACGTCTTTGTTTTTTCTGCTATCTGTGTGTCTACATCATCAAGCTCTTTATATTTTCTAGTAAGTGTATCGTCTATCTCTTTAATAGAAGAACATCCATAAGTTTCCTTAGCAGTTTTGTATTCTGTTTCCAATTTTGTTTCTACCTGAATCTTTGTTTTCTGGTTATCGTCAATCTGCTTTTTTATTTTTAAAATATCTGTTTTTGTCATTTATTCTCCTCATTTTCTTTTATTAATTGTAAACATCTAGGGCAAGTAACCTTTTCTAGTAAAGAAGTCCTTTCTGTTCTGTATGCTGTTTTTCCACATGTTGTTGTAGTATTCAAGTTCTTTCTTTTAATATAATGTACCCATCTTTTTTTCATATATCTTCCTTAAAATATTTTATCAATTATAGATATTACATAACTTGATGTTAAATCAAAGTTAGGGTCTTTTTCTTGTTTCTCTTTAAATTCATGAATTAAGCTCATAAAATATACTGAATCTACTCCAATTAATTGATCTTCTAATACATCTATATCCATCAAATCTAATTCACTAATCTGCATACACATTTTTAACATCTGCCCTGCATTTATTTTCCATCCTCTATTGATGAACTTTCTCAATCTAAACACAGAAGCTACAGGATATTTACTTCCAGTATATTTCAATGTTTTATTTATTGTCATCTCATATACTTCTTCTGGAATAACTACTTTTTTAGTTTCATTTTTCCAATAAGCACGTGTATGCATAAAGTCAAAAGTATCATGAACATCTTCTGGTTCTCCATAAAATCTAACCACAAGCTGGATTTTATCAGAAAGTGTGATAGCATTAGAAGATATAAATACAGGAAAATAGTTTCGTTCTTCCTTTTCTATAATTTTATCAGCTTTCACTTCATCAATCTCTTCTATAATTTTATCAGGAGAAGCCCCCAATTCTTCTGTTGCATTTATAGCATTCAAGTCTCCTCGCACACCATCAGAAGGAAAAATCATTTTCACTCTATCAGGAGAGGTATTAGATATCATTCTAGATTTACTATCTTCAAGATTAGTAATATGATAATAATCTAACAATTCCTGTGTAGGGTTATTTCCATCCAATACAAATACTTTGGTAGATTTTCCTAATTTATTCTTTTGATCTTTGTGTGTTTCATTCCATATATCAGCATAATAATTGGCTACTTTTAATACTGTTTCTTTGGTTCTGAAATAGCAATCAAAATCGTTTACATCGTCATTAAGTATCATAGAAGTAAAACAACCTCCTGTGATAATCAAATCTTTTTCAATTGCATCTCTAACTTCCTGATTATCTATAGTAGATAACCACTCATCTATTTTCTTAACAAATACTTGCTTCATTGTTTTCTTTAACATTATTCTATATCTCCTTCTAAACTTTTATTTATAAATTTCTCTACATTCCTGTTAATCAATATATTATCCTCCTTATCATATTTGTTTTTAATAATATATTTTTTAACATTTTTCTCAAATATGTCTGTAATTTCATACTCTTCATCCATATTGATCACAAAGCTTTCCATACGCTCATCTCGATCTTTTTCTACCTGAAGATGTTCTGTTGATATAACATTGTCTTCTATGGGAAGATATAATGGTTCAAACTCTTTTGTCTTTGTGTCGAGCTTCCATACTCTAGGCTTATAATCAATTTGATTAGCAGAAATCCTCATAAGAGATCCGGTATTGATTAAAGTACATCCTTTGTAGGTATAGTGAAAGGGTTTATGGTGGTCTGCCGTTATGATAAAGGAATAATCCCCATAAAACTCATGAACAATATCTTTAGCTACTAACCCCCCAATAAGTGTGTTCTCCCTCTCGTCCACAAACCCATGGTACAGAACTATATGTGTATTCCCATCATTTTTATACTCATCTGCTAAATGTGCAATTTCTTCCCCATAATTGAATCCGTGAATCATCACATTGGAATCAGGGATCAAATAAGGCTTTCCAATCACATGTATAATATTCCCTGCTGTAATAGCAGTTTGTATTATAGATTCCCCAATATAATCAAGACTCTTGTTTTTGAGATCATGGTTTCCCAATATTGCAATTAGCTTATCAATATATTCAAGGATCAGATTTTGTGTTTTTACAGCATCGGAAACACTTTTTCCTACAGCCACATTTGTAATATCTCCTGCATCAACTCTAACTGCATTATATTTTTCTGTTAAATAATTAACATATTCTAATGCTTTGACTTGTGCTTGGTAAAAATCATCCGTTCTACAAATAGGTACTCTTGCTCCATCTAAGTGCATATCCCCTGATGCTAGTAGTGTCATCTGGCACCCCCAAATAATCTATCATTACGATATACAATAACCTGATTCTGTACACTTAATATCCTATTATCATAACCAGCTATCATTACGCTGATATTATTTTCTTCGATCTGCTGTGTACTTAATATTTGATGATTCTTCATACAGCAAGGACAAACAAATACATACTTCCAATCCTTGAATGCTCTCATGACATCCATAGTTTTTACATGAGAATGTACTAACGTAATCCCCAAATGTTCTTTACCATATTCTTCTACATCTAATTCAAAATTAGATTTTCCAGAATCTGTTTCTGCATTAATATAATCTTCCCAAGTATATTTATAATAACTCAGATTTTCTACTTCCCATTGTTTCATCCATGTATTCATCCTACCCATATTCATATTAGGATCTATGGAAGCATTAGCGGATTTACTTAGAAAAGTAAAGATACCCGATGTTCTAGCCGAATTACCATCCCCAATTGAAATATTGAAAAAATCATCCATCCTCAAATCATCTTTATTAATGGCATTTTTCATATGGTGAAAAGCCCCATAACTTTCAGTCATTTCCTTTGTAGGATTATTTGTATTAGAAAACAATCCAACCAATTCTTCGGCACAATTTCTTTTTAAAATAGAATTAACATAACTCATTTAGCAAACCTCCTTAAGATATTTCATACTCTGCCCACAAGTAGGACAATCTTGTCCATCAATACTAAGATAATCCTCTTTTATAGATTTGTCAAGCTCTTTCAACGTTTTTTCATAAAGATCTATATTAGATAACATTCTTTCTAAATCCTTAGCTTCCCCATCTAATTCTTCTACTTTGTCAAATAAAGAAATAATTTCTGCCACATTACCTTTACACTTATCAATATCTGTATAGGATTGGAGGCTTTTCTCATACCCTTCTATTCGCTCCACACAATCAAGTAGACTATTGTACTCTTTAACAATTTCAGTTTTGGAATCAAACAAAGTCAATAATGCATCTACAGTAGGCTCATGAATTGTTGTTTTTATAATAGTATCTAATTCTTTTTCCCATGCAATGATATTATTCTTAACTTCTGTTAAAGCATACCCCTGTGAATCTAGTTCTTCTATTGTACTATATAAGTCCAGAATCTCGTTAGTAAGATCCAAATGGGTTGTACTATCACTTATTGTTTTAAGTTCCGTAGCGAGCTTCCTGATAGTACTCAAATGGATTATCAGTTCTTGTTGTTCCTGCCTCAAAGTATTGCTTTTGGTTTCTACAACAAAAAGATCTTCTATATCTTTTTCCATCTGTTCTATGAAATCAAACTTACCAATCTCCTCATTATATTTTTTAAGATTAATATCAGAAGCATCCTTGTGTTTTTTAATCTGCCTAACAATCTTATTGATATTAGAAATGGATTCATCAATATTTTCAAGACCAGCCATTTTATTGAGAGTCTTTGCTTTAGTAGAATCATTATCATTTAATAGAAAATGGGTTTCAAATTGATTTTGAATATTTATTTCATTCATACTAAATATTTTAAGTACATCATCAGGCACACCCTGATTGAAATTTCTAATAGGATCACAGTCATTTATTTGATAAAAATTATCTGTACGAGTTCTTTCTCTTCTGATAACTGAATTATCAAATAAATGTATTTCTACCCAACAGGATTCTCCTTTTTTAATTTTACCTTTACTGTCTTTGATTTCATTGGAGATATAATTATGAGATTGATTGTTATTGATTACAAAATCTATACCATGTAAACATTTTGATTTGCCAGAATTTCCAGTTCCTATAATAGTATTTAGCCCATTTACAAAATCAAATTTTTGAAATTTATAGCCCCCATAATTATTTAAGATTACTGTTTTAATTTTCATCCAATACTCCTATGAATTCATTATCACATCATACATTTTATCAACCCCACCAGAAATAGATCTATCAGGGAACAACATGTATTCAGGATTGGACATGAAAAATGAAAGTCTTGCATCTTTATCCAAAAATAAATTAATAAAAGAACGAATACAATAATACAATAAGTATTTATCCATATACCCACTGGCAGTAAATGTATCTTCCGATGTAAGTTCAATTCTACCCATGTCAGTATCTTCTACGATATCAATATGGTACTGATATTTCTTATCATTTGCAAACAAAGCATCCAGAGCTTCTACTGTTGTTGTAATAAATTTTGGATCGGCTTTATACTTCTCTATATTCTCCTTATAGTGCTCTTTCATATTTTTCCCTTTCAATTTCTACTGTGGTATTAAAGAATGTTCTAAAGAACTTAAAATCTTTAGAAAATACGAAAGTATCTTCTTTAAAATCTTTCTTATAGTCTTCTTTATATTCATTTAAACTATGGAAATCAGATGTGGATGCTTTGGTTTTGCTTTCATAAATATTCACATACAGAGGAGTGATAACACAAATAACTGTTTCCCACCATGTGAGTTTCTTCATAAAGGTTTTATCTATACATTCATACACATCATCTTTATTATCACAAAGATTAGTGTTGATCATAGCATTTTTATCGCATCTAAACAATTCTGAAAAAATATCTTTATTTAATTCAAAATTCTTCCCATTAAAAGGACTCCTTGTAAGTACCTCAAATTTAATTCTATCATTTTCTCTAACATTATCTTTTACTTTTACAAATAACATGTATTTTCTCCTTTTATTTAGTCCATTTTGTGAAATACGCAAGCAGATCAAATTTGTACAGTTCTACAGCTTTTTTGGCTACTTCTTCCGAATAAAAATAAACAGTTCCAAAATCAGGATACTTTGTCTCTGAGATTTCTAAGGTACCATTATACCAATAAATAGCGTAGAAACACTTAGCATTGCCCTTCTGTTTGCTCTCATCAGCAAATCTCTGTAATTTCCTATGAAGATTCTGTGCAGAAGCAACTTCTTCTGCTTTTTCTTTTGATGTAAAGATGTTATCATGAATATCCAAGGCATGAGGTGAATAATGTGAACAGTTTGTACCTTCTACTATACCTGTTGCACTTATAGAATAAATATTAACATAATCATCTCCTGTATATCCCCATCCACTATCTTTCTTCATTTTTTCAAGAGAACTCTCCATTTCTTTTAATTTAGTCCTCATCTCTTCAATATTGTTTTTCATACTAGCAATATTATTCATTTTAATTTCTCACCATCCTTCAACTTATCATATCCATCTTTACCATAAATAACATCGTTTAAGCAGTTTTCGTTTAAACAACATAAATCCCCATTAACATTATCCAAGATATCTCTACAATCAGGGCAAACAAACTTATTTCTAAAATCTGTTTTCTGATTCAACCATATATCACATATTTCCATTCTGGTGTAACACTTCATTTGCTTTCCTCCATCTTTTCCCAAATAATACTTTCATTTTCCTGCACTACTTTCTCATATCTAATGTTCCCAATAAGTGCATCAATTTGTCCTTCTTTATAACCTTCTTTATAACCACCTAAATAGAGTTTACTGTTAAAATCACCAGTAATAAAAACTAAAAGAAACAACTCCCCAAGAACCATCTGAAAAGAGTAATACTACTCCAAGCATTCCAACAATACTAACTAGGACTAAAAAACTGACATATATTTCCTCCAATATTTAATATAATATAAATGTAACACATCATGTAATTAATGTCAACACCTAAAATAAAAAAAATGCCATCAAATTAAAATATAAGTTTATCAGTCAAAACCTACACAATAACCCGATGGCTATAAATAATTATTTATTTATTTCTATCTTTGAATGGGGAATACTCCCAAGATGTTTCTTTTAATAATATTTCATAAATCTCACTAAACACCCCTTTTCTAGTTCTATTCATTCTCTCAGCATCATGAAAAAAATTATGACATTGAGCACAAAGTAAAAGAACATCCTCTCTAGTTTCCTCAGCTAAATGATTGTAGTTGAGATGGTGCAGATGGAACTGCATTAATGGTTTGGGTTTCCTTTGTCCTTTTTTTGCACCTACTTTATAGAACCCCCATTTTGGCTTTAAGCATATTTCACATACACAATCGTCTTGCATATTAATAGTTTTACGAAAAGAAACCCAATGTCTACTTTTAATATAATCTTTCCATAACATATTCTTTAATTCTTCGGTAGTAGGTGGGGGTTTACGTTTCCCCATCTAATCATCCTCATGTAACATATCATCTTGGTTTATTGTGAAATTTTTCTGTATATATTCAGGATCTGGGGAGTTTTTTATTATAGTATCTAAAAAGTAACGCATACCATGTTCCTCTGTTCCATTGGAAGGGAACAATGCTAATTCCCCTTTGATTATTTCTGCTCTCATTTATTTACCCCTTAATTATCTCATATCAATTTTTGGTCGGCGTTTTCTATTCTGAGGTTTATCTTTATTCTCTAAATAATCCCATTTAAGAGTAGCCCTTCTTGTCAATTCGTCTTCTAAATCATTATCTTCAATGTAAGTAATCAGATCATTAAAAGACATTACCCCGAATTGAGCTACAAACACCTTCATGGTATCAGAATTAGATGATAAATACTTTTTGATATTAGAAACCCTTAAATTACCACATTCTTCCTTAACAGCTTCTTCAATATTTTGATCAGCACAGAATTTTTTATAGTCCTCATTAGAAACCCCTTCAGTTCCGCTAATATCATAAGGATCATAGGCATCATTCCACTTTAATGCATTCATTTTAGCAGGGATGTCTTTCCCATGCTCATCTAATAAATCATACACAAATAATAGATTGCTTCTTACGTTATCGAACCCTTTATCTATTATGATATCAACATACACCTTACGCTTTTCATACAAGGTTCTTGTCTTATCTAAGAAGACTTTAACACGATAACCATAAGGACGATCTTTTGGTCCTATATCACTAACACGTGAAAGCTCAAATCTTTTACTGGCAGAGAACTTACTTGAATGCCCTCCAGATACAATATGTTTTTTACCAAATAACCCTGAATTCAGATTATCTCTGATCTGAGAAATGCTCAAAGCATGGACATTGGATTCATAGCAGGGAATGGTAGCTTCTCGCCATAGCTCCCCAAGCTTTTTAGCACGATCCCCATATGTTCCTATATCTTTGGCTTCTCCATCTTTTTTATATTTCTTTCTTTGTTCATCTGTACGTCCTTTATCTGCTAAAGAATAAAGCTGATCCTGACTATCTGTAATATAGATTCCCACTTCGCCTTTAGATGGGTCTACAGTATCACAGAATTCCAAAATATCAGCTTTAACAGATTCTATTATTGGGATATGAACATGGTTTTTTGATCCAACTAACGGATACCCATACCTATCTTCTGTATCAAATGAAAGACCTGCTTCAGCATCATTGTATCTATACTTGGTTTTTTTACCCCCATATTCAATCATTGCATTATATAAAAGTTCAACAGCAAATAAAGTTTTACCTGCTTTTGAATCAGAGAATATTTGAGATATACCACCAACATCCCATCCCCCCTGCATGGCTATATCTAAAAGATCTATTCCTGTGGGAATTTTCTTTTTGATAATTAATTTCCTACTTTTCTTTTCTTTCTTCTTTTCCAATATTTCCTCTTTTTCTTTTGTTGTTGGCATTACTACCTCTCCTATTATATGATTCGTTCGCAACTCCAAAAAGGGGGAGAATATTCTCCCCTCCCCTTTATCATTTATTTCTTGTCATTCTTCTCGAAAGCTGCATCACATTCATCGTATAGAGGACAATCATCACTGCATTTCTTGGAGTCAATATCCTTTCCAAATGTTAAACCATCCACAGGACAAACTGGCTCAGAAGATTCTGATTTTGGAGCTTCTTCTGTTTCTCTACGTCTACCTCTCCTGCGTGTAGAAGCTTCTTCGTTTGCAGGCTCTTCTTTATCAGATCTTGATCGTCTACTGGATCTTTCTGATGGAGCATCTTTTGTTGCATCTTCTTTTTTGTCCTCACCAGCCTCATCTTCATCGTCACTATCATTTCCATAGAAAACATCACTTATTTCATCATAAGTAGAGATTTTAACCATAGTATCAAGTTTTGGGGCATTTTCAACATCTTCATCAGAATAACCTTTGCCTTTTTCTCTATCAACAAATGTAAATGATTTCACTTCACCTACTTTTTTTGAATCAAATGTAGAAGGTTCAAACTTAAATTCAATGGTTTTTCCATCCTCACTGCAATCTTCTAACAGGATTTCACTTCTTCTTGAATTACTTTTTGCCTGTGAATGTAGGTTTTTGGTAAACCAATAATGGGAATATTCAAAAAGTTTGATTTTATCATCATCTTCAAGGTCAACTACGACAAAGAAACTTTTCTGAGAAGGACGCATGTTTCCAATTAGAGCTTTTAATTCGTCGGAGTTCCATTCTAAATCTTTGTTTTCTTCTCGTATACGATCATGCTCTTCACATATGGGACATGCCTTTCCATATGTTCTATTTGGGCAAACAAAGTTTCGTTTGTTAGGACCTATTGATTTATGGACATACAGATCGAGTTTGTAATCTTCCATCCAATCTTCTTCTTTAAGAATGGCATACTCAGGGTGTTTCTTAGATGTCACCACATATGGGAGAATATCAAAAGCATAATACACATCCAGTTCTGGTTTAACCCATTCCAGATCAGGATATTCTTTTGTATCTAATACTCTGAAACTGTTCCCACCTTTTTTCTCACTGTCTCGTTTCTGCTTTGCAGCCATTCTTTCTCTTCTTTCATTACTAATACTTCTACTCATTTGTTTCTCCTTTAATAATTCTACTTATTTCACTTTTGTTTAGCATTGCTATTGGTTGGTCTTTATCACTTTGGTCTTCATTATTATAGAAATAATATATATCATCTTCACATATTACATATTTTGCTTCTACATTAAATCTTTCTTTTTCAATTGGATATGTCACATATTTTGTTTTTGATTCTTTACTCATCTTTCTTTTTCCTTCTTCTTTTTCGTAGTTCTTCTCGATTGTCCATTTCCTCCTGTTTTTCTTTTAGTTCATTCATTTCTCTTACGTAATCACCTCCTTTCCTACTTACATCTGTAGGTTCTGCAAAATAACCTGCTAAA